GTTACCAAAATACCTTTCAAGTTCGGGGTGTTCTTCTTTATATTTATCGAGGTCTGCGATTTTCATCATATTAGTGACGATCTCGCCAGTCTCTTTGTTTTTCCAGTCGTATGTTGGCATTAGTCTGTCCTCAGACAAGGTTGTAAGTCATTCCAGTAATCGTCATTGCAATCACAGTCTTCTACTTCGGGACACCATCCTAATGCTTTAGAAATAGTAGGGAAGTTACATATGAAATGATCACGAACTAAGTTTGCGATGTCCATATGTTCTTTCTGGGTGCCATTGGCAGTACGTAGATTTATATAGTGAATCCACGACCTAGCACTACCAGTCATATAGAGTTTGGTAGGAGTTGCTAGTGGGAGAACAAATCTCGCACACTCCTTCGCAATTCCCTCACGGATGAGTTCATTGTATAAATCAGTTCCTTCAGCGAAATACCTTGTAATAAGTGCTTGAAGCCTCTTTTTCTGGGTTTCATCGAAATCATCGATACTGTTTTGCCTATTACTTTTGTCCTGTCGTCTCAGATCAGGTGGTTCTATTGTATTAGTTAGCAAATTTGTGTCTGCATAACGTTGTGAGAATTCTTGAAAGGTAAATGATCTATGTCTAAGAATCTGTGCAGCAATAGCACGAGAGGTTTGAATCTCTAGTGTCATATGTGCTTGCTCAAAGATAGACCAGTGACCGTGTTCAATACAGTACTTTAGCAGACCAGCAACCTTTGGGTTCTTTTGATTGTTAGGGTTGGATACTCTAGCGATATATCCTATTGTTGTTTCAGCATCAGGTGTGACGCTTACTAAGCATACTTGAGTCATTTAAGTTTCAAGAATCGAATCATTGTGATAATACAAAATGCGTGAATATAATTAATCGTCTTAATTGCAAAGAGATATGGCAAAACACCGTTCCAACATATCATAAACAACAAAGGACCCATTAAATAGATCCCTATAAACTTACCCACTTGCTCAGGGGTAACCGATGTCTCTGGTTCTCCTTCTTGATTGTAAGAAAGTTTATAGAATGGTTTCTTTTTAGTCACCACTACTTCTCTTCCTCCTCTTTGGTTTCTTAGGTGGAGCGTTATTCCATAGATTTGGTGGAACACGACCGTTAGATTGCTTCAACCATTTAAATCCTTTCTTGTACTTGTCATAGTAGTGGTCAAACAACTCAACTGCTGCACCTCCAACAGTTAGATCGTGATAAACTGCACCATCGATTTCATATTGTACCAAATACGCAGTATAAGGTAGTTTAGTATCGTCTGCGAGTTTTGGATCGCATTTCTCGTGGAGTATCATCATTTCTGAGGACCTCTACCACCCCATTTAATCTCAGGAAATGCTTCCCCTACTACTGTCTTTGTAATTCTATATTTCTTACCTAATTTTTTATCCTTAACAGCACAGAGAACTTCTGCTTCATCTTTATGCAATCCTTCACACATCTGAATGAACATACTCTCTCGCTTCATTTGCTGAAGGTGATCAGCACCACCTTTAATAAAGTAGTATAGTTTCTTTGCTTCGAGTTCTAAACGTGTGTGTTCAGTACCCATAGGTGCTTCATTGGGAGTGTAAGGAACCTCTCCCTCTGGAATGACGCATTTGATACTATCATCATAATTCATAATGAATAGTGATCTTAGTGCTTGTGTATTATTTGCTTGAAGAATTTTGATCTTCTCCGCTTTAGTCTTAGCGTTGTGTGTTTTCTGAAGAATTTCAGAGATCATTAATTTCATAGTTAATTTCTGATAAAAGAGGGGGACGTTCCCCCCGATTTAGTCGTCGTCATCTTCAACTATTGTATCACCTGGATCGGTAAAATGCAAGTAAAGTAACTCTGACTGGTCTACGCTTCCATCCTCATCTAACATTTCGGGATGGGTAATCGACTTGGCATACGCTGCGTTGTCAATGTAAGCATCAAGATATCCTTTGCCTACGAAGGTAACTAAACATCCTAGAAGGAAACTTCCAAAAAGTGCGAACGTATATATTGATCCAACGACTTGTTCCATAGGTTTCTCCATAATGGTGAATTAAACAAAAAGATTCCTCCTACGAACTATTTCTATTTAGAGGATTCCACGTGAGCGAAAAAGATTGATGGTCTCATTACATCCACCAGTTTTCTCTCCGTCACAGATCAGTTGAGGAAATGTACCATTTCTACCGAACTCACCAATGAACTGTTCTCTAGTAAAGTTTTCATCAAGTTTATACTCTGTATAACTCCATCCCTTAGCATCAAAGACCTGTTTGATCTTAGAACAAAATGGACACGACTTTCGAGTATAGATTGTTGTTTGTTTAGGGGACATTAGGGTATTAAATCAATAAAAAGGACGAAGATTTCTCTTCGCCCAGTATATATTAAGTTTGCAGTATTTGCAACTTAGAAAACGAACTTAACTCCTGCTTTAGCACCCCAGTCGATGTCATCGTTGTTAGTTGTTCCAGAGATTTCTCCGTAGAACTTATCGTATGAACCACCTAGGTATCCTACCAATTCTACATCACCGAACTCATCAGTTGACTCAGTATGAGTTACTGTAGGACCTCCAGAGACGTAGTATCCAAGACCACCTTCAGTTGTTCCTTCGTATCCGATAACTGCTTCTAGTCCACCTGATGTGTATGCTCCGTCTGGATATGAACCTGTTGCTTCAATATTAACATAGGGACCTGCAAACGCAGCACCAGAGAATAGAAGAGGAGTTGCAGCAAGTGCTGCGATTGTTGATTTGATCATTTTGTTTTTAAAGTATCTCGCAAGGCAATAAAAAACCCTCGCGGATGATAATTCTCTCGACATAGAGAATTTTTTTACATCTACGCAGGGGTACGATCTTTCGAGTCCTTTGTATGATCTATTTAGTATACATAAACACTATGATTCTGTCAAGGCTTCTAGTTTTTGTTTATATCGAAACACTTGATCTAGATCAAAGAATAGTTTATGGTTCTCTGTCGTGAGATAATATCCTTTTATCTCGTTACCGTCACAATGCCATCCATAACCGATCAGTTTTTCTGAAATACCATCCAATCGAATCTTCTTATCTCCCATCAAGTAATCGTGGTAGCGTTCGTCTAGGTTAATCATTGTCTTGAATCTCCTTGAGTCGTGTTTGTAGAAAATCTATTGTCTCATCACGAAACTGGATCATCTCATTGAAGCAGTCTTGATTGTATGCACACCCACGAAGTCGAGGGTCAGGTTTATGAAGGCTCTCTATTAGAAGGGTCATTCCCCTGATCTTCGCTTCGTTTGTCGCCATTGATACTTCCTTGTGAGGGTTTCCTTACATTATATATCGAATCGTCTAATCTTGCAACCTCTGCTAAAGGAGATCGAAAATATTTTCTAATTTTCTTGAGTTCCTTTGTCATTTTTTTCTGGTCACCACCAGCACGACCTAATCCCCTTTTGATAGCGGATAGTTCTTTTTGAGACTTTTGTAGTCTACGATCTGCGTAATCCATTAGTTAACTTCTGTTGCGATAATATCAAACCACCTTTGTTGGTTTGGTAAGTAAGCGTTTTGATTACTATACCACACCTGAGAGGTTTTGTCGTGCATTTGCTGATATATTGCAAATCTAGCGTTACGTTTGTAACGACTGTTAGTTGCGTCACGTACACGAACATTTCTAGGTAGGTCTGTTTGTTTAGGATAGTAAGGAGACTGTGGTTCCTTTCCTTGAGTGTACTGTAGTTGGGTCGGTGGCCAATCAGCACGCATAATAAATCCTTCTGAGTACGCTTTACCGTAATCCATTACCTGATGTATCGATACGTTACCGAAGAAACCGTACCTATTATATCGTACTGGATCACCATTCTGATATGCAAGTTTATATGTGATACGTATTTTCAATCTGAATCTAAGTCCTTTACCTTTACTCTCTTCGTCAAAGTAATCTGTCATAAATTCAACAGCATTACCAAGAGATGTTTGCTTCAAGAAATACTCGTGGAAAGATTGTGCTTGGTTACTTTCATCTATTCTAAAGAAACTACCAAGCATCTCATCTATATTGACAACATATTCATTGGACTGCATCACTTTATTATTAACTACCAGTTGATCTATCTGTCTAGGTTGTGATAAGAAAGCAGCTTGTGATCCAATAGAGATGTCAAGGATCTCTCCATCAGAGTTAGCACCTTGAGGACATTCAACATCATTGATGCCAGTTACCTTAATTCCTAAGTAATATTCATTCCTTCCATATAAGAAGTCTTCCTGTTCATCTTCTGGTACTTCACCCACTATAATATTGAACTCATCATTCACTTGGAAACCACCTGCACCATAGTCTAAGACTTCAACCAGTTCCCAGTTAGTTTCGAATTCTTCTGCATCGTGTATTGTGTACTTTAATTTAAGAACGATACCGTTCGCACCTTCTGTTTCAATGAATCCAGTATCACCATCGTTTAGATCACTAACCTTAGAATAATTAACGAACATCATATTATTTGTTTCACCAGCACCACGTACCTCTAATCCATTTCCTGATACACCTTGACTTGTTGATACAACTCTATTACTTAATACAGTAGTATAATTTTCCTTTGTATTGTCATCGTCATCTTCCTCATAATTAAACATTTGGAAACTGATAGGCAAACCACAAGGTTCTGTTGGTTCGTGTGATGCTAGGTTACCATTGTTCTGTGCAGGATTACTTGTCCTATAACTGTTAGAAACTGTAGTCAATAGAAGATCCCAGTGGAATAAGAACTCACCAGTGTCTTCATCTCTTATAGACATAGAAGGTGTGACTCTACCATTATAATGACCTGAATCTATAGATTTTAATTGGAAGGTAATTTTATCTCCCTTAGCAACCACAAACTGAACCAATGTCTTACCTATCTTCTCCCAGTCACGTACCTTTGATCGTTTCTCATAGAACTCTGTACCATTTCTTCGAAGTGCCCAAGTAAACTCAGTGCAGTCACCATATCCTCCTGTCATACCACCATTAGATCTGATTGATAGATTAGCGTTCCTTCTTACACGTACACTCTGTGTTGTGTTTAATTTATACGAAACACCACCAGTACAATTAGCACATCCAAAACTCTCCTTAGCTTCATTCATCTTTCCACATTCATTACGAGTCATCGCAATATTTCTAAACTCTTTCTTAAAGATAGTTGAATCGCAAGATGTATCTTGAGTAACGATGTCTGCATATTCTGGTACTGCTGGATTAGTAAAGACATAGCACTGAATACCTTCATACAAATACTCTGAGTCACCATACCTTAAATGATATGAGAGTTTCATATCATTGAAATCATTATCTGGATTATCAATAAGATCTTCCCAGTATTGCCACGTTCTATCTGGCCACCTTGTCATATCTTTACCATCTTTATTGAGGTGTGGTTGAGAGAATGCTACTAAGTTCTGTGACTGAGCTGAGGTACTCTGATCTATTCTCCATCCATTACCTGTATTAGTGAACGTGACTGCATCACCCTTCGATGTTCCTCTGTTGTCACCGTCAGGTATCATAAAGAATCCTAACTTACAAGGAATATATGGATTGAGTTCATCTGCGGTGACTTTAAAATCAAATCTACCAGAAGCATCAGTGGCGTTCTCTAACAACACCCTACCGTGTATAGGTTCATTGTTAGCATTAGTAACGTACCATCCCATAGTATTGTCATAGGCTGCTGAACCCTTTTGACAGTTGAATGTGAAGTTTAGATATGTTTCTGCCTTATCAGTTAGATTAAAGAATCCTTCGCGTAAGTTTGATTCAAGGGGAGGACCTCCAATAGGAGTCAAAGTATACCTGTGATCGTTAGATTGAGGGGAGTAATACCTATAAAGTGGTGCAGCGATTTCTCCATCCATCAACTCTGAAATCATATCCTGTTTGTCTGAGAACCCATAGAATAACACAGTGTCACGTGAGCCCATACCAGCTGCGTTCATAGTGCTCACTTCACCAGTAGGATCAGTCGTAAGCATATGATCTACAGTCGTTGATGAATATGATATGTACACAGGTACACTTCCACGTGCACCTTGTGATGCGTGTCCATAGAAATGAGGCGTTGACTTACTAACATATCCACCTGGCTGACTGTTGGATATGCTATACATATGATCAGATGATATTGAATTAGATAATATACTTAACCTACCATTCACATCGGAACCGTGACCATCTCTGAATACGATAGTCTTGTTAGTACCATACTCTTGATTCACTTCCACATTGTATCCACCTGTGGGGTGTAAACCAGTATAAGTTATGGCGTAAGTTCCAGCAGTTAATGAAATTGTTTGTGTAGTTTTACCACGTGTACCTGATCGTGTGAATGTAACACCACCTACGTTTATGGTGTCTACTGCTGTACCTGCTGAGTACTGTTGATCTTTCCATCTATGTTCTAATGTGACCACAGCAGTACCCGAACCTGATACTGTTAGAGTATCCTTGTCTGTAAAAGCAGCAGTTGCGGTTGAAACTCCACCAAGTATGTGTTCATACACAGGGATACGTTCCGTTACACAGTTACGTATGCATATTTTTCTACTGACCCCAAACATCGACTGGGGAGTAAATGAATCACAATCTGCTTTAGGTGGCTTCCAAGCTCCCCCTACGTATGGTTTAAACAAACACTTTAAATGCTCTTTAAGACACCGTTCTAAATCTGGGTTCTTTGGAGGAGGACATTTGACTGGTTCACCGTGCAGACCAATACATACGTGGTCATCGTTTACATTTTCTATATTTGGTATGTATAATTCTATCTTACCTATATCTGGTGTTGCTAAACCTTCACCATCTAGGATAGGAATTATGAAGTCCCAATCGAATCCCCATCTGTCATTAAAATCATCTTGATCAGGTGTAGGAAAGTTATCTCCTCTCTTAATTGGATCACCATAACATTGTCCTAGGAGTTGTTCAACAACTGCATCAATAGTATTAGGAGCAGCACCACCTGAAGGTGCACCGATAAAACCTCCACCACTCTGTACTTCTTGTTGTTCTTCTACCTCTTGACCATAACACGAACCATCTAGTTCATTCGTTAGTTGTATCTTTGGTACATCATCTACTGCACCACCACCTGACTGAAGATCTGTTTGAGATGACTGTTGTATATTTTCTTCTGCGTCTGGAAGTTCTTGTGTTCTCTGAGCTATAGAAGATCCATCTGATGATGTATTAACTGCACCACCACCAGACTGTACTTGATTCTCATCTTCCTGACTTTGACCTGGATCACAGTTCTGTGTAAACCAAGCATTATTATTACCCATACCTTATTTAGTTGGGATATCAAATAACACCTCGTCTATGTATTTTCTAGCGAATAGGGGATCAAACCAATTACTTAGCACTGCGATTGTCTTCTTGTTTTTTCGTTGCTGTTTGCAATAATATATTTGATCATCCATACGTAGCATCTGATGCTGCCATACAGGATCAGATTCACTCTGAAGAATACGATCACAGAAAGACCAAAGACATTCAGTCAGTAGATAATGATAATCTAATTGTGCTTGATTATCTTTGAGTCTTAAGAACTGACAGTGAGGTGAGAAGATTTCATCACCCCATAGTGGTAACACTCTTCGATCATTAAACTTATATGAATTACATATCTCTCCAATATCTTTATACATATCAACCATATGTCTTACAGGACTGATGTCAACGATGGCAGCAGTTACTGTCTTAGGAGTAGCAACAATATCACATCCGAAAATAGGCAAAGGATAAGAAGGATCATGAAACAAAACACAATGGAGTACCGATAATTTTCCGAACTGTTCAGTCTGTCCTGTTTCTAAATGCAACTTCCTCATACCAGGACATTCCCACATCTCATTGACAATATCTACACCGTC